TTAGTTATGTTAACACAATCTTGATGTTCAAATTTAGGTAATGAGAAAGGTTTAATAGGCCTACTTGCATCAGATGTAAAGTTTAAAAATGCATTAGGTGAACCTCCTAGGAGCTTAAATGATTTAATGAAATCTTCTTCCCATAATCTTTTTGTATCTTCTACTGTTATCTTAGTAATTAAGTTACTACCTATAAAAGGATTGTAATCAGATACTACATAATTAACAAAAAATTCATTTGTGTAGAAGGTGTATGGTGTACTTAAATCAGCATTCCTAATAGTACCTTGATACAAATTAAAAGGTATATCATCGTTAGAATAAGGATTATTTTTATTACTTGAATATGTATTAGTTTGTGATCTCTCGTATTGAGATGATACGGGAGTTAAATCACCTATAGCAAACGCCTCTTGCACATATCTATCATTATTTTTAAAGTAATCATTTAAAGGTTTAAGAGTATATTTACTTTTAGACCTATCAAACTGTAAAAAGGTTTGTACCGGTAATCCGTTTTGAGTTTCAGCATAATTAAATCTTAACAAATATTTTAAAAGATCAGAATATCTCCAATGAACCCCGGGGTGTATTCGCTCTAAGTAAGAGGAAATATCTGTACCTACGGGCTTATCTATTATATGTAACCCTGAATCCCAGTTGTCGTCATCTATTATATCTTCTCCTAAAACAGGAATAAGTATATCATCTTTTATGATATCACCTATTGACTTTTTAGCGTATATCTTTTCTCCTTTATCATCAACTCTATCTTGTCTAGGAAAAGATGTATTATAAGGTACTAATTTATTTAACTTAAAGTAATTTTTATCTATTAAAGAAAATGATTTGAAGTTATTTGATCTATCAGTTTTAGAAACACTATTACTTTCTGCAGTTATTACAAAACTATATTCAAGTTTAATTAAATCTAAGTTAGGATTTTCCTGATCACTATAATCATAGAATCTTATATGTAAATAATCCTCTCCAGCGCCTGAAACATTATGCTTTTCATCAAAATAATCATAAGGGTTGTTAATTGTTATACTACCACTTACAAAGGGTTCAAATAATGATTCGTGTATATCTAAGCTTACTATTGAACTTTGAGTAAGCATCAGGCCATCTTCATTCGAGTAGGCGTTTTCAGCATTTTCATTTCTACTAACTAAAAAATTACACCAAAACTCAGCACCATTAACTTTAAACTTAAAGGATTCTTCGTTACGTTTTTTAACCATTGATGCCATTAGAAGTGCTTGTTGCTAAAGACAGTAGCGTCTGTCATTTGCTGGTAAAGGACACCTCTCATCTCTGGTAAAATATAACTAAGTTCTTGTCCTCCTTTAGCAAAAAAACTATTGCCTATCGTTTCTTTGTTTAACAAATATATAATCCACCAACTATGAATATCACCGTAAATATTGTAAGATGTTGTAGTTAAAGCCTCATTACCTTTAACTGTATACGTTTCTAGTAAAGAGCTATCTATGTTAGAAGGTATTTCTATCTTGTTAAGTATATTGTAAAAATAAAACTCCTTACCATTATTTTTTTCTGTATATACTTTAAATATACGCTCATATCGATTAACTGGTAAACCTGGTAACCCAGGTACTTCATCTTGATATTTTCCTGTTTTTCCTGTTAAGCTCATTATTAAAATTCTATATTTTCGAAATTTCGTCGAGCTTCTTCCTCTGTGACATTCGGAACACTATCAAAACGATTTGGTAGTCCTGGTACGAAACGATTTGGTTGTTCTGGTACATACTTTTCTACATTTTCTCTATGAGTCTGTCTTGCCTGACGTTGTTGGTAATTTTCTTGTTGTTTAGCTTCTTGCTCTTTCTTAATGTCTTCTCTTATTTCAGCAGCGAGATTTTCGTTAAGTCTTCTGTCCGCGCTATAGCCTTTTAATCCATCTGAAAACTTAGAAATAGGATCAACGAAGTTTGAAGGCTCAAGTGTAAGTGATTTAAAGGTAAATTCACAAGTATACGCTTCAGGTACTATTATTTCACCCGATCCTTCTTTATATATTTTTCTTCTATTTCCTAATAAGTTAATGTTAAAATCTTCTAATGAAGCCCACTGTATATATCGTACTCCAGGTATTACTATATTGTAAATAGCAGGAAAGGTCATTCCAATAGGACCTGTTCTAAACGGTCTATTCAATCTAATAAATTTAGTTATGAAGTCATAATTTTTATCAAACCCATCATCCTCGAGTGTATTAGACAAAGTAAAACCTACTTGCACTCCGTTATCAGTATTGCTGTACTGATAAAACTTAGGAGTTTCTATAAAAGTACCCGGAGCACCTATAGTTTGCATACCACCATTTAAAGTAATCCCAAATTGTTTAGCGAAAGGAGCAGCTTTTTCTGAAAGTTTACCTACTTTATCTGCTA